TCTGGACCCAGGTCGGCAAGCCCAAGCCGTCAATGATCCTGGCCGATGGACAATGGGTGTCGAACTGGGCAGAGCGCAACGCGAGGATGATCGCACTATGAGGGCACTGATCTTTCCATTCCGACTGAACAACGCCGGTCAGATATCGATGACCACGTCGTACCCCCAGATCGTCCGCGGTCAGGTGATCGATGCGGTGATGACCAACCTCGGTGAGCGTGTCTATCGGCCTCGCTACGGTTGTGATATCCAAGCCGCACTGTTCGACCCCGTTGACGAGTTGGTACGCCGAGACGCTGCCTCCCAGATCAAGCTGCGCCTGTCGGCACTGGTGACCCGAGCCATCGTGCGCCGAGTGACGGTCGAAGAGGGAGCGCCGGGGACCGTGATCATCACCATCGTCTACCGACCAGCGCTGTACGCAACCGACACCGAACTGGCGATCCCGGTCGCCTCCGAATTTCTGACCAGACAACGGTCGTTGTCGATGGGAGCTATCGATGCCTGACATCTTCTCGGACCTGGAGGACGTTGACTCTCGCGCCGTCCTCGACTACACCAGCCGTGACTTCACCGCCATCCGTGCGCAGCTGGTCGGCCTGGCCAAGGGCCTCATGCCCGACTGGGAGACGGCAGGTGAGAACTCCGACTTCGGCACGTTGATCATTGAGCTTTTCGCCTACATGGGTGACGTGATGCACTTCTATATTGACCGGACTGCTTCCGAAGCATTTCTTGGGACGGCGCTTCGGAGGCAGTCAGTTCTCTACATCGCAGACATGCTGGGATACACCCCTATCGGACAGCAGTCGGCCAGCGTGGACCTGGAGTTCTCACTGGACGTGAACGCCACCGACGTGGTCGTCTTGCCGGTGGGGACGCGCATCCACAACGAGGTTAGTGACGCTTCCGATCTGGTCGTGTTTGAACTGTCCACCAACATCACGCTGCATCCCGGTGACGGCTCCGACGACCTGACCCGGCCTGCGATACGCGGGTATGCAGTGGAAGGCATCACCGTCCCTCCCACGCTGCTCGGCACCTCGCAGGGCACGCCCAACACCGAGTTCGTCATTGCCGACAAGGGCGTGGTCTACGGCTCGGTGTCGATCACCTCGCGTGAAGGGCCATCGGTGATCAAGTGGGGCTACATCACCGACCTGTCACTCGCTCGACCGACGCAGCCGGTGTTCACCACGTTCATCGATGATGCTGAGTTCACGCACATCATCTTTGGTGACAATGCTGTTGGCAGGGTTCCACCGGTCAACGCCGAGATCTTCGCCAGCTATCGGTTCGGCGTCGGCGCTGAAGCCAACAGCCTTGCCGGTGACTCACTGACAACCATCTCCCTCAACAACACTGCATCCACTAGCACCGAGCCGGTCAACATGTGGGGCGTCTACGTGACCAACCCCGAGCCTCCAGTGGGTGGTACCGATCCCGAGTCCATCGACGCCATGCGCTATTCGATCCCTCGCGCTGCAGCGCGACTGAAGAGCCGTGCTATCACACTCAACGACTATGCCGACCTTGCCCTGCAGGTGCCAGGTGTGGCCAAGTCGATGGCCCACGGCACGGTGTACACCGCTGTGCATGTCCGCATCGCTCCGAGTGAAGGCAACGCCAACGACGGCCTGATGATCGAACTGTGCGAGGGCGTCGAGCGCTACATGGCCGACAAGATCATTGTCGGCTCGCAGGTCTACGCCGAGCCGAGCACAGCACCGTCACCACCGCCACCGTTGACTGTGTGGCCCTCGCCGCTGCCCATCGCTGGCGCTGCACCTCGGGTGTTGATCGTGGACCAGCTGTGGCACTACGTCTACATCAGGATCATGGTCCATGTGCAGGAGAGCTACAACCGCACCACCGTACGCAGCGCTGTTGATCGTGTGATACGACAGATGCTGGCGTTCGATCAGGTGGACTTTGAAACCCGAGTCGCCATCGGCAACATCTACCGCTCCGCTCTCGCTGTGCAAGGTGTCGAGTGGGTCGATCTGCTCTGGCTCGACAGCACCTACCCCGGCCAGGGCGCAGCCAACGATGCTGCACGACTGGTGCTGGAGAAGAGCATCTGGTCGGTGGACGACAACCGCAAGATCGGAGACATCGTCACCGAGCCGGTGCTGATCCCCAAGATCGATCCGTTTGAAGTGGTGGAGACGACCACCGACTTCCCCGGCTACACCGTCGATGAACTGACCCACGACGGCCTGTGGGTCAACGCCACAGGCGGGCTGCAGGGCACATGACCGACGAATGGTGGCCAGGTGGGTACGACAACCCGGCGTTCAGGGTCAAGCGCGTCCCATATGGCGCTGTAGAGGGCGGTGACTACGTCCGTGGCTCGACCGATGATCCTCTCCCCCAGACCGCCGTCCGCATGCCTCGCACCAATGCAGTGGTCACTGAGGGCATCGGCAAGGGGCTGCTCTTCGCTCGGGCCTGTGGTGTCGATCCAGCAGTGCTCGGTGTCACCAACTACCGCGTCGTGGAGGTTCGCTGGGGCTGGCCGACAGAGATCGAGTTCCTGTGGCAGGAGGTGGCCCTGGTGCGCTCTGCCTTCGGTCACCCAACGGTGCCAGAGGATGGGGAGACGATCTACCGCAAGCTGCGCACCGAGGCAGACATCGACCGAGTGTCAGACGATGGCACGCCTTACACCGTGCCTGCCCCGTTCATCTACGATTACGGCTGGATTGGCGCGGGCACGCCGTCCATGAACTCGGGGTACTGGTACTACTACACGCTGTTCTTCCGCATCAACCCGGTGGACTGGGCTGCGTACATGAGTGACAGTGTGTTACTACCAACCGACTACCACCACGCTGATCACTTGTGGGAGACGGTGCCTCCGTTCTACCAATGGACCGACGACAACATCGCCATCGGCTCGGGCTTCCTGCGTCGGTTCCTGACCATCTTCGGCTACGAACTCGACCACACGCGTGAGTACGTCGAGTCGGTGCAGAAGGCGCAGTACGCAGACTTCTCCCCGATCAGCCTGCTGCGCCACGTCGGTGACAACTACGGCCTGGCCTACGAGCAGGGCCTGGGCGACATCCGCTTCCGAGCGTTGGTGGCCAACCTTGCACGACTGCACCAGATCCGCGGCACTCGCAAAGGTGTCGAGGAGTTGATCGAAACGGGATCGAAGTACCTGTGCGACGTGACCGTGGGGCAGAACGTGATGATGCTCCCCGATGACTCCGACTTCTTCAACGGCACCGGCAACTGGGCACCACTGCATCCGAGCACGCCAGGGTTCACCACGATTACCTGGGGCCAGGTGTCCTATGTCAGCATGACCACGGTGCCGACACCTCCGCTGGCCGGTGGCAGTCGTGGAGTGATGCGGATCGACACACCGACGACGGCCATGCAGAGCATCATGATGACCTGTGGCGACGGCAAGATGCCGACCAAGGACATCGTTCCGCTGTACTCGGGCATCCCCACTGACGTAGGGCAGACGATTGGCTTCAGCGCCTGGATCAAGGCCGAGAAGAATGGTGTTGTGATACCCAAGCTGTACCTGCTGTGGTTCAACCAGAGCGGCCAGCCGTCAGGCATTCTCAGTAGCACAGCCGGTGGCCCGAGCGGGGCGACCACGGCATGGCAGCAGTACACCATGCAGGCTCTTGCTCCAGCCAACGCCGTCTATGTCGTGCCTGCGATCTTCTTTGAGTCCCGCAGTGGCTCCGGCTCACTGAACCCAGGGCGTTCACCGTTCTACGACGTGGCTGCAGTGACGGTCTACAAGCCTGGTGAGGGCGGCACTCCTGTCGCTGCTGTGGCACCTGATCGGTATCTCACCATGGGTGACCCTGCCGAGTTGCTGGGGCCACCGAAGAGCGGGTTCCCCGGCTATCTGATCGGCACGCCTGGAGGCCAGTCATGACCGCATTCTTCCCAGACTTCTTCAAGCAGCAGCTGTTCGCCAACCAGGCACTGATGAACAGCGCATCAGTGCGAGTGGTGCTGTTTCGCAGCGCTCCCGATCTCTCGGCCACCCCGGCGAGCTACACAGCGGCGCGCACGGTGGCTGAACTGGACGCTCTCCTCGGCTGGGATGAAGTTCGTGGCATACCGGGGTATCCATTTCCCCCGGTAGGTGTGAGCACCCGAGCAGACGTCGGCAACAGCGTCTATGTGATGTTCAGCACGTTCCCGTTCACACCTCTGAGCGAGCCGGTCGGCATTGAGGCCATCGGTGTCGAGTATCAGGGTGATGTGGGTGGCGTTCACAACCCGTTGATCTTCGTCACCAACACACCGACTGGGACGTTCCAGAACATCCACGCCACCGACAACCTCACGGCGCAGCCAGACACCACGCTGCAACCAGGTGCCAGCCAGTGGATGTTTGGCTGGGGCAAGCCACCAGGCGGGGCGACGACACTCAACCTGGTCGAGGGTCCGTTGGCGCTGTACATCTCGCCGCCGTCGTTTGAGGTCAGTAACACACTGCACGCCTGGCTGTATCCGCAGCGGGCCAACATGGTGGCCAACCCCAGCTTTGAAGCGGGGACCAACTTCTGGTCAACCAACGGGACACTCACGCGCTTGCACGAATCCGCTCCCGATGGCGGTGTGTGGTGTGGTCACATCACTGGGTCTTCTCCGATCATTGCCGAGTCCAACGTCTTCCCGGCACGTATGAGTGACGACTACTTCAGCGAGTGGACGGTGCAACTCAAGGCGCGTAGCGACGGTGAGATCAGAGTGGGCCTTGTCTCCTGGGACGCCTCCTACCAGCAGACCGTCACTGACTGGGGTGTCTTTGACGAGGTCACAGGCGAGTACGAGAGGTTCTTCCTCAGCCCCAACGCCTGGACCCTCACTGCTGTTCACCGCACCGGCTCCCAGGTCAAGGAAGCGATGGTGCGGATCGAATGCAACGGCACCTTCCTCGACATCGACCAGGTGCTGGCCGAGGGTGGGTATCTCAAGGAGTGGCCGTACTTCGACGGCGACGAGAAGTTCAGCGCCCCCGACAGCTACAGCTGGTACGGCGGCTCTGCTCGGCAGGGTGGCAGCTACAGCATGTGGTACAGCAACCGTCGCGCAGTGACCGGGCGCATGTTCAACACCGGCACCGACATCATCGATCCCGACAACCTAGTCACCGATGCAGACGTGGCCAAGTGGGGGCTGGTATATCAATGGGTGCCAGCCGGTGTGTTGGTCACCCCACACATCGAAGTGTTCTATCCCGATGACCTGCGTGCGCCTGTGCCACCGAAGACAGCTGGTGTGATACCGTACTCATCCGATGACGGCAGAGATGGTGGTGTAGTCAGTCCATGGTAGGTTCCGGCGATGGCGTACCTGTGGTTGATCTTCAGTCTGTGGCTCATGTGGAACGTACTGATTCTGCTGTTCTCTACGCCCGAGTGGTTTCCCCAACTCCTGATGGTGGCCCTTGGTATTGGCGGGGCCTGTCTGGTCGATCCGACAACCTGGTGGTATGGCGTTGGGTTAGCTGGAGCGGCCAACCTGTTGATGCTCATCGGTGACTTGTTGCTAGTAACAACGGACGCTGTACGGACGGGTGTACTTCGGCGCAACCCCAGGCGCTAAGGTCGTGCTCCCGGCAACCGCTGGGACTGTGATCGAAGGAGAACACATCGTGACGATGCATGTCGTACTAGGCGACGGTGAGATGACCAAGAAGGAACTCACCGAGACGTTGGCTGACATCTGGAAGGCCGACGAGGAAGCAGGCCAGACCTTCTGGTTCCTGCTGCAAGGCAAGTCGGAGCCGACCGACACCGACAAGAACTTGGTGAAGTGGCTGGAGGCCAACGACATCTACTACGAACTCATCACCGATGATGAGTCGGCAGTCGATGAGGTCTACAGCGAGTCGCAAGAGACGCACGTTGCCAAGCGCCTCGCACCGGCAGTCGTCAAGTTGCTGGGCGAGAAGCCCGAGCCGGATGAGCCAGCCGAGTTGCTAACGCTGTTCGTGGACAACGACAGCCCCGACGCCGAAGAGGATCGCTGGGTCAACACTGTTGCCTCGGCGGTGTACAAGGCTGACTTCGCAGTGCGGGCGATGAACGACGGCCTGGTGGATCTCGACCTCAGTGATGAGGCCGCGGCGGAAGAGGCCGAGCCGGAAGAAGAGAAGCCCAAGTCAGTGGCCAAGAAGGCCCCGACCAAGAAGGCTGCGCCAGCATCCAAGGATGCCGAGTCGAAGTCACCCGGCAAGCCGCTGGACATCAAGCCGCCAGCGCACACGCGTGAGGAACTGGAGGACATGGACATCGCCGCCCTCAAGGCTGTCGCTGCCAACCTCGGTATCTCAGTACCGCCTCGCTCCAGGCAGAACACCTACATCGACCTCATCCTCGGTGAGGACAAGAACACCCCGGCAGCGGAAGTCGATGAGCCGGAAGAAGAAGAGGGGGAAAGTGGTGCTACCCTGAATGGCTTCGACAAGGAGGGGTTTGCCGACGAGGTCGCCCACATGATCATCGTCAAGGTCCTCCACGCTTTGAAGGAGGCATTCATTGAAAGCTGACTACTCCCACATCACCATGGTCTGCGACCGCAGCGGATCGATGTCATCGGTGGCATCGGACGCCCAGGGAGCGATCAACAGGTTCATCCAAGAGCAGCAGGACGTTCCCGGCACGGCAACGCTGTACCTGGTCGAGTTCGATGCACCGATCCATAGCGTGCTATCGGAGCAGCAGATGGCACCGTGGTATCACGTCGTCCACGACGGCAACCTGAACGATGCTCCCAACTACAAGCTGCTGGCTCGCGGTAACACGGCGTTGAACGACGCTCTCGGTAGGGCAATCACCGAGACAGGCGAGCGCTTGGCCCTTCTGTCGGAGGACGAGCGTCCCGAGCACGTCTTCTTCGTCGCCCAGACCGATGGCATGGAGAACTCATCCCACGAGTTCACCCTGCAGACGCTGCAGGAGATGATCAAGCGGCAGACGGACGAGTACAACTGGCAGTTCGTGTTCCTCGGCATGGGTCCTGACGCCTTCGCCCAGGGACACCAGTACGGCTTCGGCAACGTCACCAAGGCGGCGCACACTGCCGACTCGTACGTGGCTTCGTATGCCAACACCAGTGCTCACATGAGCAACGTGCGTGGCGGCACCGAGCAGGACCTCAGCGGCACGAATGTCACTGTCGCAGAAGATGGTACGGTGACTCCCGCGACAGAAGCGTGAACAGCAATCTCCGCGTAACGGACGGAGGGTTGACGAAGGGCGGGGGCCTCCCCCCGCCCTTTGTCGTTCAGGCAATCTTGTCGAGAACGAA